AGACTGCTGATTGCAGTCTGGTTATAATCTACAACAATCACGTTTCATCATTCCCATCATTTAATTTTGTATCAAGTGCATTACGAATATCAGTTAGTAGATACGTTTCAGGCGTATCAATCCCACGTTGACGCAAGAACATCCCATATACCAGAACAGAAATTACTGCTGCATCAGCATAGAAACTATCGTGTTTTGTAATGCCAAACTTCTCAGTGCAAACCTTGGTGATTCCTGCCATGACTGATCGACCTGCACGTTCGGCGTCTTGATACGAGTTGTAGTCATCAATACCTTCGAGGAAGTATGTAAGAGATTCCTTATCTGGATTTGTATCTTCGAACTTCTTCTTAGGATTAAGAAAAGTCACGTTATCATTATCGCTCATCAAAACACTTTCAAAATTAATGTAGTCGGAGTCAGTCGCGCACGAACAGGTGCAGGCTTACTCTTAACGGCTGAGTACCATTTAGTCAAGTCTTTTTTCGCCAGTTCAGCAAATTCTTTTACTTGAGTCTCTGGTTTACGTAGCAACCGTGAGTTAGAGAAGTTCTCATCAAATCCTACAAGACTTGCACCCTTGACAGTAATGCTACCACTGACTGGGTTATAGTACTTGGAGATCTTTCGAGTCTTGGTGTCGAAAGTCCACACTTCACTACAGTTTAGCAGATTGATAGGTTCGACACTGGCGATACCAAGTGCAGTATCTTCCTTGAGGAACTTTAGGTTCTGGACCAATTTGGTCTTATCCTTTGGTTTCTTCTTACGAACCTTAGCAACCTGCTTGCTGACATGCGACTTTTTAAGATCGTTGACATAGGATTCGAGCAACTTGACGATATCCTTGACAATCTTCATACCAGACAGATGTTCGTAACTCTCGAGCAACTGCGATTGCATGTCAGTCAGTTTTGCCTTGGGTATACGACGAACTTCTACCAATTCAGCAAACTCGGCGAGGATAGGTTGAATCTTTTCGACGCACTCAAGGTAATGTCTGTCTGCCATACGATATGGCATAAGAATTTGTGCTATATTCTTTACATCTTCGCCAATGACCAGATTCTCGATCTCGTCATTAACATCAGATACAATGAAGTGACCTGCAATCAACGGTTTCTTTGCAACCTTGACTACAGGTTCTGGAGAGGTGTCATCCTCTTCGAGTTTGGTACGCTTATTGAAAGTTTCCTCGACCTTCTCCCAGATACGAGAGGTATCTCTGTCGTTAAGAGGGAACCCACGCATAGCGATACGAGCTGAATTAGCATAGGTGCGTGGAAGCAACTTGTCAGGAATCTTACTGAGAGTTTTCAGTTTATCCCTATCACCCTTGAACCAGTCGCTCAAGAATGCACGACAATCCTTAGCATCCACGATGTAATTATACCAAGAGAGAGCATTACCAAACTCTGCCTGATAGTTTACAGGTTCGTAGTCGGCAACCCAAATGGGTTCGACACCAACGAATTTCGATTCAGCAATAGGGACTTTCAACTTATGCATGGGTTCACCTCATCAAATTTATAGATTACTTATACCGCATTTCTGCAGAAAAGTCAAGCCATAAATTTGACATTTGTGATAGTATCATATCTGAAAGAGCGCCAAGCAGACTTTTCAGTATCCCAGACAGGTAGAACATCAGGGTTTACCACCTTACTTTCAGCAGGAGTTGTTTTCTTCTCGGGCACTACGCTTTCCTGCAGAGTACATTTGATGACTCGAACATCACCATTAAGTTTTGTGAACGTCACTTCGGCGTTCATCTTCTTAAGATTCTTTACGAGCATTTCACGGTCAATTTCCATAATCACATTTTCCTTACATTATTTTCGTCTATAATAATTTTACCATCTCTCCAAGATTTTCTGGGAGGATCTGGTGCGGGTATATCGTGGGTTGATAGATTATTTTTTTCCATAGCGAAGAAATCAGTGGGGTTTTCTACTACCACCTCAATTTTCTTCTTTGGTTTATGCTTCTTAACAACCTTCTTCGGTGCCACTGTTGGTGGAGTTGGATCAACCTCATCAACAGCGACAAAGTCTACTATACCCGCTTCTTCCTTTTTAGTCAAGCTTAAAATTGAAATATTTGCTGCAATAACCAAAAGAATTGCCAGAGGGTCGAATACGAAGATAAGAACAATAATCATCAAGCGCACTGCTTTGTCGATAGTAGCAGTATCGCCACTACCGTAGAACAGTTCTGCGATATATTTTATCGGACCTACTTCTGCTTCGAGTTTGAGATTTTCTGTTTTGAGCGGTATGAGATCAGTCTCAATAGTCTCAATGTCTGCAGTCGCACTCTCAATTTCTTTATTGAGAGACGCACGTTCCCGTTTCTGTCTGTTTCGAATGAAATTAGCATCGAGCACATCCTCTGCAGTAGTGAGTCTGTCCAAAGTATCCAAAGATGTTTGCGCATTTTTGAGTCTCCTTTCTGCAGATGTTTTCTTGCTCTCGAGTTGTTCTATCTTAATTTGCGTGGAACCGCCAACAGTGCTATGTTCGATGTGCGCTCCACTTAGATAACCGAATACGCCAATACTTGTGATAAATGATAATACCACAATCGCGATTGTGAAATATGTTTTCAACAGTTTGTTTGCGGTTTTCCAATTCCTATACACCCAACTCGCAGTAACGAGTTTAGCAAATTCTAAAGATCCACCCATCGCTGCAACAGCAATAGGGGATGCGGGGAAAATCGCCATCAAACCTAATATCGAAAAGTAACCAGCAACTGATGTAATCGCCAGCGCTGCCAACATTAATAGTGCTATGAATAGCATCCAGGTCTCCAATCAGGTAATTTTAATTCTTTCAAGTGATCAAGTCTCAGACGCACATTCCACATTTGATTGATGCATCTGTCGTCGAGTCTATGCTCCCATTGCAGGATATGTTCAACTGCTTTGGCATGCGATTTGCTGTCGTATTCAGCGACAACTTCCTTGCGCATTTCGCCTTCATAGTTAGTCACATAAGAGGAACTTCCGAAGTATGTTTCGAAAAGTTTCTCTGTCTTACATGAATACCCAATATAAAATTTGCCGTCGTCGAAGTAAGTGCAATATACTCTATGCACCTTCTTCGGCAACGGCTTACGTTTTTTTCTAATTACCATAATCTACTCCGTAAGTAGACTATTTATTCGCTTTCTTGATCGGAATCGAAATCATATTCTTCTTGATCGATCCCTTCGCCGCAGAAAGGACAGTACAACACTCTATAATATTTACCGTCCATATCATGCTCTACAGAGAATAGAGCATTACAACTAGAACATTCGTGCTCCTCGTCAAGCATGTAAATTACACATCAGTAATAGTTGTAGTAGATATAATACCAACGGAATTATGATATTCGTCCATTGCACCACCTAGATTACCCGAGGCAACAAATGCTTCAAACTCTTCAGCGACTGCATCATCTGTGAACGTATATTCTAATACCTGGACATACATATCATTCAGGATATCGAAATGAAATGTAACAGTATCTCTATTATTTTCTAACCATTCATCCAATAAAGAATTCTGCGGGGGATTGGTCTGAAAATACCACAAAGTTTGATGTGACGGTCTAGTATTTGTAATAGTAAGTTTCTTCGCCATGATAGTTTCCTTCTCGTTTAAATTTATGCTGCCACACCCCAAACATCATCCCACTTGCCTGATAGTGCACCCTTGGCATAGTCGGTAGCACGATTTTCAAAGAAGTTGGTGTGTGTTGGTGCGTTGATCATTTCCTCGACCCAAGGCAGAGGATTTTTCTTAATCTTAAAGATACCCTTGAGACCGAGACTAATTAGTCGACGGTCACAAATATAACGGATATACTTCTTTACATCTGCAGATGTGAGATCTTGCATCTCACCCATCTCGAATGAAAGATCAATAAACTTATCTTCCAGTTCTACCATTTTCTCGGCGATGGTATAGATACTGGACTTCAATTCATCGTTCCAGAGTTCGCGATTTTCCTCGACATAAGTGCGGAACAACTTGATCATCGACTCAGCATGCATCGTCTCATCAACGATTGACCAAGTAACAATCTGTCCCATTCCCTTCATCTTTCCGTGACGAGGGAAGTTGAGGAGCATAATGAAGGATGAGAACAGTTGCATACCCTCAGTGAATGCACTAAATGCAGCGATATTGGTCGCGACCGATTCAGGTGTTCCATTTGCATTCGACAAATCCGTAAAGTAGTCGTGCTTTGCTCGCATTGAGTCGTATTCAAGGAATTCTTGATATGTCGTTTCTGGCATACCCAGAGTTTCAATAAGGTGAGAATACGCTGCAACATGTAGTGCCTCCCTTGCCGCAAATCCCATCAACATCATACGAATTTCAGGTTGAGGGAAATACGGTAGATAGTTCTTCACATAACCGCCAGCAACATCGATGTCACCCTGTGTGAAGAAGCGGAAAATGTTAGTCAGAAAGTGTTTTTCACCATCGGTAAGACGCTTCTTCCAGTCTTGCACGTCTTCGACCATTGGCACCTCAGTATGCAACCAATGTGACTGCTCATGCTTTAACCAAGCATCATACGCCCAAGGATAGTTGAACGGTTTGAAATACGATCTTTCACTCATTAATGTCATGGACGACCCTGACCCCTATACTTTTTGAAGTTTTGCTTTTTATTTTTATTCATTGTGCTGGTTTTAATCTTCCCATTACCAATCGAAGTACCTCTCTTATGAGTTTCGTTGATGCTGTTTTTCGTTGTCCCAGTAGACTTGCTGCCTTTTGCCATTAATTATTCTCCGCCCATTTGATTAAACCATCATAACCACCGACGTGATGTCCATTAATCCAAATTTGCGGAACAGTTGTCACCCCAGGAACTGCGGCAACTACATCTTCCCATAATACATCTTCACCCACCACACTTTCAATATACTGAATTTCCATACCAGTCATGAATTCCTTTGCCAATACGCAATAGGGGCAATCAGGTTTGGTATAAATCTCTGCAAAAAATTGTGTCATTTCTTATCCTTCGCATGCAACACAGGTGTCACCTTCGATCATTGCTTTGAAGTCGAGTTCTTTAATTACTTCTCGTTCAATACGCTTTGATACCTTATCTGCCTTACCAATCTTCTCGGAACGGCAATAGTATAGAGTCTTCAAACCTTGCTTCCATGCAAGATAATGGACTGCATGAATATATTTGATATTTGCATCAGGACGGAAGAATAGATTGAGGGACTGTGCCTGATCAATAAACTTCTGTCTGTCTGCTGCATGTTCAATAACCCAACGCTGATCGATTTCCATCGAGGTTTTGTAGACACTCTTAGTAATATCGTCCATCCATGTAAGGTGCTGCACCGAACCATCGTTGGCGATAATCGAGGACCAAACCTCGTCATACCAACCAGCAGGTCTGCCGAATGCCGCTTCTTCTAGAATAATCGCGTCAAGATATTTATTCTTATTCAAAAATGAACCCGATAGTGTATCTTGACGATATGCATTTGCTCGCCATGGTTCAATCGACGGACTAGTATTACCCATGATGATTGACGACGATGCGTTTGGAGCAATTGCCTGCATATGTGAGAAACGACGACCAGTGCCAGCAGCATCAGGTGCTTCGCCACGCTCTGTTCCAAGTTCTAGATTCGCAGTATCTAGACGATTCTTGATTAGTTTGAACATTCGCATGTTCGTTCCCTTAGCGACTGCCGACTCCCACGCAATACCCTTGCGCTGAAGATAAGCATGGAAACCTAGTGCACCGATACCAATAGAACGTTCGCGCTTTGCTGAATAGATCGCACGAGCAACCTGCTTCGGAGCATTGTCAATAAAGTATTGTAACACGTTATCTAGCATTTCCGCCATGTCCTTGAGGAACAACGGATCTTTCGACCATGCATCATAGTATTCTAGATTAACGGACGAGAGGCAGCAAACCGCAGTACGCTTCCTATCCGTTGGAAGAATGATTTCTGAACAGAGATTTGACTGATGAATCTTTAGACCAAGATCCTTCTGGAACTGCGGCATTGCACGATTAGACGTATCAATAAAGTGTAGGTATGGTTCACCTGTCATCATACGAAGTTCGAGAATCTTCTGCCAAAGTTCCTTCGCTGAAACTGTGTCGCGGATTTCACCCGATTTCGGATCGGTAAGGTTCCAACTGTCGTCGGCATCCTTGTCCGTCATACAACGCTCAACGATTTCCATAAACGCATCCGAGATGTTGATCCCATGGTGCAGGTTCAGTGCACGCATGTTGGGATCACCCGTCGGTTTGCGCATCTCTAGAAATAACCCAACATCAGGGTGAGAAATATCCAGATAAGCAGCATAAGAACCACGACGAGTGCGACCTTGACGGTAAGCCATACTAGAAGCATCATAAGTGCGAAGGTGAGGCATAACGCCAGTAGACTTATCATCTGCGGCGCGAATGCCAAAACCAATACCAACGCCGCCACCAAGCATAGACAACCAGTTAGTTTCTGAAAGATTTTCAACTAGACCCTCCGCAGTATCGTCAATGAAGTTTAGAAAACATGAGATTGGCATACCACGCTTCGACCGACCAAACGAGAGGATCGGAGTGGCATATGACAACCAGTGCTTTGACGCATATTCGTATAGACGCTGCGCATGTTCAGGATTAGAACCGAACGTCTTTGAAACAAAAGCGAACCGATGTTGTGGAGACGTTTCGTCGTCCTTCATATATGATTCTTGAAGTCGCTGAATACCTAGTTTGTCAAACAGGGAGTCCCGTGATAGGTCAATTTCAATATCCAGATAATTCTCTCTTGCCATTTATAGTCCCTGTTCCTTCAACACTTTTTCGATGTCTGGTTTGAAATATGATTCTGGTTTCAGAATCTTACCATCCTCGCGCTTTTTAATCTTACCATTATCAGAAACCTTGCTCATGTTAGAAGCACGCACTTCTTTCCACACTTCTTCAAAGTTGATACCAAGAGTTGCAAACAATCCTTGAACAACCCAGACTAGATCGGCACCACCGTCAGCAATGTCTCCAATATGACGACGAAGAAACCCATCGCAAAGTTCGCGGTATTCTTCATCGATTAGATTAATATATAGGCTTGCTTGCGCCATATTATCATCATTTAGATGAGGTTTTACACCAACATATTGATCCGCTGCGGACATAAATTCAGTAACGTCTTCTTGATAATTCATAGTATTTTCTTTCATTAGTGTAAAACTTCCATCTTCATTGGCAACCCACGTGATAGTATCACCTTCTTTCCATTGCAGTTTTTCGAAACCTTCCCAAACAATATAGTGCTCGTCTGCGAAAGGATCGTATTCAACTTTAATAGTATCACTCATTTGCGCACCTCTTCAAGAATGTGATATTTAGGTTCCCATCCGAGTCTGCGCATTTCATCGATATTGGCATGAGTGACTTCTCTCTCACCAACAACATCTTTGAAAGGAACATCTCGGTATCCATAGGTATCCAAAACTTCACTGACAGAGATCGGTTCATCCGACCCAATATCTACTATACCCGAATAATTCGGATTAGTCAATAGAATTTCAATCGCAGAGCAAATATCTTCAACATGCGTCCAGTCTCGAAGATGTTCTGTTTTATATTCGATTTTATTATTAAGCATCATATCATAGAACATATCAGGGCGACTGTCTGGACCATAAACTGTATGGAATCTCATACCAATTGAGGTATATGGCGCAAGTTCTTCCATCGCCTTTTTGCTGGTAGCATATGGATTTTTCCACCACTCATAAATTGAGGAGGAAGATGCATAGATTACCTTTACCCGATTAATCTCTGCCCATCTAAAGATGCGATTCGATGCAGTCACATTAGTTTCCCAATAACCTTCTGGATCGTCCCAACTTTTGCGAACACCAGCGAGTGCTGCTAGGTGTAGAACAACATCTGGGTTCCCGTAAGACTCTGTCATCTTCCATTCACGAATATCTCCCTCGTATGGAATTACAGTGTGATTCTTAGAAAGAATACGAAGCGCATTCCTACCGATAAACCCTTCATGTCCAGTTAGTAGAATTCTCACGGGAGTTTTCTTTCAAACTCTGCTTGTGCTGCCATGCTATCTAGAGCTGCCTTGACATCAGGGAAGTGATGGGCAATTATATCCCAGCACTGCACTGCAACGATACGGTGTTCCTTTTGAGTCGCCTTATCCATGCGCAACTGACAGTAGTGAACCCATGACCGAAGCGAACCTGCCATGATGATAGTTGATTCTGTTAGACCTTCAGGGAGAACAGCACGTGCCTGTTCCTTGGCGATACCATTTTCAATTGCCCACTCATAAGCATCTACCGCAGCATGAGTTAAGGTTCGTTGTTTCAAATCCCACTCTCCAGCAAGTTCGCTATCTTCAACTTCTACTGAGTTCTGTCTGTTCTTGGCATCCTGCAGACGTGCTTCCCGTACAACAAATCCCAGATCCTTGGTTGGATCGGCGTAACGCTGACTGTACTCTTGGAATCTGAAAGAACTATGCCGCAAAATCTGGCGGGCAATATCTCGTGTTGTTTTAATTTCCATTGCGACATGGACCATCTCCAGTGGTGACCAGTGTTGGTTCTTAATAAGATACTGAACCAGTTTAGGTGCTGTTGCGGTGTTGTTTTGGTTTGACGGATTAGATACTCTTGCTGCCCATGCAACAAGTTCATTAGCAGTATTACATTCTGTGTAGGCAGAAGGTTTCGACAGACTTACTAGGTTTACTTCACTCATTAAATGTTTTCCAATGCTTCCAACTTGTCTTTGTATTCAGCGATATGACCAAGTTCTAGTTCAATCGCACCCATGAAGTCAGTATGCTCATGAATTGCCATTGGGTTATTCATCATAACACGCACGTTCATTGCATGCTTTTCAATGTGTGCTTGAAAATGCTTCCGAAGCACATGTTTAATATCATCTTTCATTCAACTCTCCATGATTTTGTATTCAGTTTAATATTAGTCGGCCAATCACCCTCGGTAAATGACTTGTCGTGGAACCGTAGTTCATTTGTTGGCATGATACACAGTCTGCCATTGTCTAGTTCTATAAACATAAACTCCTTAGACTGCGATGGATGCATACTGTAACCATCGTTCATCGGAATGGCAGTAAACAGATAGCGACCAAACTCTCCAGTGCTCCGTATCTCTGCTCGCTGGGTGTTTAGATAATCATAACTGACAACTGAGAATTGATCACCATAACAATCCCATACCTGTGTATCATCAAGTCTCCAAAATGGTTCTGGTTCTACAGAAAATGCCAGAGCATGCGGAGGAACGCCACGGTAGACTGCACCACATTCCAACATCACATGGCAACCCCATGAATGTCCAGGTTTTGAATGTAATGCAAACCAAACGCAGGGTTCAAAGATATAAGGTTCTACATCTTTACGAATGAATGATGATTGCACCCAGCAGTAAATATGATTTGGGATGTTTCCCGATCCAGTATAAAGCATTACTCGACTTCAAATTCTTTGACAGTCTGGAACTGTGCCTTGCTTACGAAACCAATGCCCAATAGATGGTCTACACGGTCAGTTGCATCGGCATAATTTGCATACCTGCCATCATCGAACCACCACCATCGGTCGAGACCAAGAAACCAGCGAGGTTCGCGTCGGTATTCGACCAACCACATATCGTCTGTTCGATGAATACGCAACTTTGTAATTCTGGTATGACGGATTTCTACGCCATATTCATTAGCGACCAATTCGCTCATACTTTCCTCCACATGGCATACTTTGCCTTTGCTGATAGACCTTGAAACGTATTATCATTTATAATACTCTGGATTTCACCAGAAGTCAATCCATTTTCAATCATTTCATTAATATCTTTTCCTGGAACATCTGGCCAGATGACCATCTTATACCCCATATCAATATACTTATTCATCAACTTACCAACGTCTCTGTTTTTAGGTTGGTTGTCGAAAATAATTGTTATTTTTTCTTTCGGTATCGGGAGTTGGTCGATTTTTCCGAATGACGTTCCAGCACAAGCGATAGAATTATCCAGAAAAAGGGAGTCAAGGGGTCCTTCGACGACGAGTACTTCTTTTGTAGGATCGATTTGATCCAAACCGAAAATCGATGGTGCATCTTCATCTACCTTAACATTGATATACCGTAATGACTCACCTCTGATTCCACGAAGACTAACAACAAGTAGTTTACCAGCGCCATCAAGAAAAGGAATCGCGAGTCTCGGTTCAGTTGTGATGATCGAATCTTTGTATTTAGCATTAAGTTGAACCACGTCTTTAACATTAGGAATGAAATACAACCGATCAAAAGCAGAGCGAGGGATTTTGCGGTCAGTAACATATTGGATTACCTCATGATCATCTGGTAGTGTGTCAAGTCGATCCATAATCGAGTCGAGTAGTTTGGGTTCAGGTTTCTTGGCAAACTTCGGTTCTTCAAACTTGAGAACTGATTCTACAGTCTTGTGTGATGTCTTATTATGAGCGCCATCGGCATAACGCTCTACGACATATTGACTATAAAGATTTGAATCGAAGTTCTTCAGGAAGGTTCCGAAGTGATGACTCGCGCCACATTTATGGCACTTGTAATACAGATCGTTCTTCCCGCGATAGAAGTATCCTCGCGCCTTGCGCTTATTACGCTGTGAGTCGCCGCAGAGAGGACACCTGCAGTTATATAGATCTTGTGATTTTTTCTTGAAGTTCTCGAGACGATACGAAACCGAATGGAGATACTTGATATCAATATATAAACTCATAATATAGTTATACCCGATTTCATCGGAGAAGTAAAGGCTTTTATTGAATAAATTTCATAAGCATTGGAAGTATCTTGGTAATGATAGCACCAAGAACGATACCACCACCAATCATAATATACTTGGTTTTTTCCAATTTGTCAATACGATTTTTATGTTTTTCTTCTTCTTTATCAACTGAACCTTTAAGATCCCTGATAGCAGCAAGCATCTTGTCTTCAGTCGACTGAATTTTTGCCTCGAGTTCACGAGTGGTTGTCGTGATACGCGAATGTAACTCGGCGTTACTTTCCTTGGTTTCTTGTCTATGCACTTCTAAACTCGTGTAGATATCTTCGTTGACTGTTTCTTGCGCATCGAGTTTGGTGTCATGGACAGCGAGCATCTTATTGATGCAGTTGGAAACATCACCAATCTTTTCGATGGCAAGGTCGAGACGACTGAACACGACCTGAATTTGCTTCAGATCGTGTTCGATTACCGCGACTTTTGTTTCCAAAGATTCCAATTACTTTGCCTTTGGTTTACGTGCTTTTTTGACAACTGCTTTAACTTCTTCAAACTTGTCTTCTGCCTTGTCAACTGCTGCAGTAATCTCAGCAAGATCGACCTTGCCATCCTTGTTAGTGTCAACAAAACCGAAAAGTTTCTTTAGTGCGTCTTTGATTTGATTAAGCATATTCTTATCCCCATGCTGCGAATTGTTTGGTTTTCTTAATGCGGTCATCTAGACCATGCGTACCACCATTTACACGACGAGTAATCTGACCGATGACTGCATCAGATACACCCTTACCCGCGATTGCGAACAGACCGTTCTTGTTGAAGAACCATAGTGCTGATTCGAATGCGAGTTCAGTTGCGACGATATCTGGATCTGTTAGAACGTCTGGGCGACCGATGTCTTGGGCGAATTGAGTGTAGTTGCTCTTACCAGTTAACTGGATCGGACCACGTCCACGGAATTTCCATCCATCACCCGATGACTCTGGACCATTGCCCATACGATTAGCATAGACCTTGTTAGCAATCTTCTCTGGTTTGCGAGCATACCCTGCAGTCGATGCGATTGTTGGGAAATACTTCTTGAAGATACCGTTCAGACCCTTGTCTGAGTAGTTCAGGTTCTCTTGGAATACCTTGAAACCACCCGACTCGTGTGCGCACTGTCCGAAGAAGTGAGCAGCACCAGCTGTCGACAACTTGTAGTAATCTCTTGCTGCCTTGAATGTTCCTGGACCCCACTTACCATCGGCAGTAATACCGCACTTAGTTTGAAGTGCTGCCATTGGTCCAAGACCAGCAACAGTTGGTGCTTGGACTGCTGCCTTAGCAACCTGCGCGACTGCTTGAACGGCAGGAGCACCTGCTTCTCTAGTAGTCGATGGATCGAAATCTTTAACAGGAGTATACTTTGTTCCACCTGCCTTAGACTTGGTAGCAACCAGACGCTGCTTGCGGTTTCCGCCTTCCTTCTTAATGGAAGCATGGACCCAACCAGAGTTCTTATCACCAGCAGCATAGAATTCTAGGATGACTTGGTCAAACTCTAGATTGTCAGCAACCCAGTCAGCAACCTTCTTATTGTCAACACCCTTTACTTCAAAGTCAATTGCTTGACCATTAACGTGCTGGGAAGTAGCAGATCCACCAACTGCCTTATTGACAAGTGGTGCACGATACGAAGAGTTGATTGTTACTGGACCAAACTTGGCACGAACAGGTTCGAGAATCTTTTCACAGCAGTAACGCATGTTCTCAATATGTTCAGCAGTTGGTGTGTTAGGAATGCCAAGACGCTTTGCGGTTGGCGATACAATCATTTCTGCGAGAGTAAAATGTTCAGTTAGTTGTGTCATTATCTTACCCCTTAAAATGGACCGAAGTCGTCGTCGCTGTCTTTATACTTATCGATAGCAGCCATTAGTTTGATTTCAGTATCTGCTTCGATCGACTCTGCTTTGGCGTGTTCAGTGTGCGCCTCAGCAAGATGCTTATAGTCAGTCTTACCAAGTTCCTGAACCTTAACATTTGGATCAAACTCAGTGACCTTCATGCCCATCATCGTTGCAAAAGCACCAACAAAAGCACCAATAATCATCGAGAACGCAGGACCAATAATCTTAAAGATCTCATTATTATCGATTAGATCGTTTGGCATGAACATGCCAATAAGGAAGATGAATACAACTGCTAACATGATAGATGCTAGAACAATCGTTACCATCTTCATAATGGTAAGTTGGACTTTGCCCTTCTCGAGTTCAAGTTGTTCCAGCGATTCAATCGGTGGTGATGAGAAAAAATTTGACAAATTCATGGGAATTATTTCCTTCTTATAATTTTATTCTTTTTACGCCACTTCTTCTGAGCAGCCTTAGAAACTCCAGGTTCCGCTTGGTTTGGAATACTTGGATTATTTATACCGATACCAGCAATAGCACCACCAGCGACGCCCATGCCTTCTTCAGTAACATAGTCTTTAAATGACAACATTGTATTCAATTCCAATTGTTCTGCAATAGATTTAGTTTCTTCGTGTTCCATTGTCATATAAAGAATTTCTTCTAGGATATCCTCGTCGTATTCGACGTTTTCCTTAACAAGTGCAATAGCAGCAGCGAAAGAAAGAAACTTACTATTCGCAAATGGAACTTTTTCTATGATTCGCTTCAACTTAAAGACCATACGGTGAAGGAGACTGTATGATTCTCTTTCTTCTTCCGTTGCAAGATCCTGTTCTCTCTTCAGGACATTACCATGTGCATCGATGATACCGAGACGATATGCATCTGTCTCGGTAAATGAAGTCGTCAACATACGTAAAATGCGGTATGTTATCAGTGCATCGACAAACCTGGCCATTAAATCCCTCTTAACTTGTTAACGATCGTCTGATCCATAAAGACATCTGGTAACTCATCTTCTGTCATTCGATTTAAGAACAACAGAAACGGTTTAATCAGAGGCATTAGATCCGAAAGTTTATAGACAATCATATCTGTCGCTGCTTGATTGAACACATTATATAGAACCAACAAATGATTTATAATAAGACGATCGTTTAAAACATTAGTATTTTGATATCGCGTCAACAATCTTCGAAGATAAACAAACCGCTTTAAATCTTCCTGTAAATCCGAAATACCAGTGCATCCAGGACTATCATAGTGTTTAATTGCGAACATTAAAAAAGTTTCTTCATTCAATACATTCATATTATGTTACCGTTGCTGTGCCTCCAATGAAATACCATCTTCCAGTCAAGCACATCAACGTTGCAGTATCACCCGCTGAATTGAAAACAATTGAAGAATGACCAATATTATCATTGATTGTTAGAGCATGACCACCAGTATTACTTGTCATTACAACAACTTTAATCTGCCCGTCAGTTCCATCTACGATAGAAAGAGTCCCTGCACCATCAGGCGAAGTAATCTTTGTTACCAGTGAAGCGATACTGATGGCGCCAGCAGAAGTCATTGTCTGCACAGCGCCACCAAGAATCAGATCGTCTTCCAGAACTACAGGAACTGGAATACCACCAAACAGATTAGCAACACTTACCTTGTGATCATATGGAGATGTTGCTGGTTTAACAACATACATCAAGTCTGTAGCAACAAGCGATGACGCTGTTGTTAGTGCGACAAGTTTGCTATCTGCCATTTATTAGTCCTCTGGGAACGCAATATCATCAGAAGCATCGCTAGTGATGCCGTTCTTCGAAAGTGCAACTAGAACTTCATACTGGATACGACCAGCATGAGCACCAGTTAGAACCTTGCGATGCACCCAACCAGTGTGAGCAACAGCACCAGATTCTGCCTCATCAATACCTTGGTTTACACCAAGAGCAGCATTAGCAGTCGCAGTAGTTCCTGCAACAATTTCTAGATACTGAGCATTATTACCAGTTCCGGAAATGTTAACCAGAGTTCCTGCCTTGTAAGTCAGACCAGTTGGAGTACCAGCAGTTGTAACAATTGCACCACCTTCTTCATCTGTTAGCGTGAACCCTGTCACACTCGGAGATGTTCCAGTTACTGCCGACACCTTATATACTGTTCCAGTTGTGTAACCAGTAATCGAACCAGTGCCACCAAGAGTTCCTGTAATCTGAACACGGTCACCTGTAGCAAGAGTCGCATTCGCGCAAGTGAATTGACCACCTGTGCCTGAAATAGCAACAGTACCAAGTGTAGTACCAGCAGAAAGGACTGACGAAGATGCCAGGCGTAATGCGTTAGCACTTAGACCGATAGTAGAAACGTAGTAAGTTGTGTTATCAGTCAGACCACTAGCAGCAGTGCCACCGCCATCTTGGTATTTTAGAGCAGCGCCCTGTGCTTGACCGTGCGCAGTATATTGGATGTAGTCGAATGTTGGACTGACTGTGCTTGTTGGTAGAGTTAGAACAGGACCAGCAACAGTAACTGTTGGAGCAGTTTCATATGACGAACCGTTGTTTGTTACTGCGATTGCAGTAACTACGCCATCCGCGATTGTTGCTGTTGCTTCAGCATCAGCGCCGCCGCCACCAGAGAACGAAACACCAGGAACTTCAACGTATCCAGCACCACCCTGAATTAGAGCAACTGCCGAAATATAACCACCTGTTTGGTCACCATGGATTTCGTCGCTTCTTACACCGAATACTTGTGTTGATTCGAAGTCAGTTGTCGCAACAGAAGAAACAAAGGTTGGTTTCTCGTGGATTCTATAACTCTCATCATCAGCAAATGCAGTCAGAGTCGTACCTGGATTCGCGTTAATTACAGTAGCAAGTGTATCGCTAGTAACTGCGATTACAATCATTTCCTGATTGCCACCCGTTGCCGAAGCGCGAACAATGTCACCGACAAACAGTTCTTCAGTAAATATGGTGCTGTTAGTACCCGTTAGAGTTCCACGACCAAATGCAAGTGGTAGTGTGAATGTATGTGAAGTGCCAATACCATCGGTTGATGCGATTGTGGTTGGGAAATTGTGCAGTGCATCCGCCTCTGTAGCAGCAACCATGAAAGTGTTTGCTGTTACATTAGTAACATAGTATGTGTTACCAGATGTTAGACCAACGACCGAAGTTCCTCCGCCGTTTGAATAAACAACAGGATCACCAAGTTGGAATGGATGACCTGCTGAAGTATAAACGCCAGCAGCGTGACCTGTGGCGCCATTGAATGTGATAGATGGCGCAGTAAGAGTTACCGTACCATCTGATGATTTATTATCTGATTTACCCCATGCGGACATTAATTGTCTCCCTTTTTAAATTCTTGATCTACGTGGTTGAAAAATTCTTTTCTCTTTTCTTCACCAAGTTCCGAGGGAGACTTGATGTTATAATGTTCTAGAGCAGCATCGAACTTCATTTTGTATGACTCGTGCATCGACTTTGCTGTATCAATATCTTCTTTAGTCAGTTTCTTGACTGCCATTGAAATACCCTTATGGCGCTTTGTGAGTTTTTTCTCTAGCGGATTATTTGATTTATATGGAGTCGATGAAGAAATCGCTGTTCCATCTTTTATACCGCTTCTATATGATGTGTTGTCAATCGAGTCTTTTGCCTTGTTAATATAGCGACCCATTGTTGCCTTCGAGATCTCATCGACCTGTTCGACTTCTTCATTAGTTTTTCTTTTCTGAAGAGATTGAAGACCCTTTTCTCTTTTCATGTTATTCATTGAAGCTTTGAATGAAGTTGACTTATCTGTCACATAGTCACGAACCTGATCAGATGCCTTGTTGCCGTATGACTTCAGTGTTGCCTTTGAGAGTTCATCGACCTGTTCGACTTCTTCCTTGGTAATTTTATCAACTGCTCTCTTGATGCCTGTCTCACGATTCTTACGGAGACGCTCTGCTTTATCATAAGTTGCTTGGTTGAATCTCTTACCGAAGTGTCCTGTTTCGCTGTCGCCTTGGTATGCAGCAATCTTTGTCAAAGGAACATTCTTTGGTGACATTACATTCTTTGGTTGCTCAGCGCCTGATGCTTTCTTGACATAAGAACCCATAGTCTTCTTTGAGAGTTCGTCGATCTGTTCGACTTCTTCATTACGAAGTTTTGCTTTAGCACGCTGAAGAAGGCCAGGATTATAGACGCCAGTTTTCTTTTTGATCTTTTTATCTGCTTCGTCAGCATACACATGATGCTTATTTGTATCGGCTTCTCTTGCTTTCTTGCGATATGCAAGAAGCTTTTCTGTTGACAGTTCGTCGATCTGCTCTTCGTTCACCTCACCTTGGAGATAGTTAGCAGCAGTTGAGATATAATCTTCAGCAAGAGTAATCTTCGACTGAACCC